CCTTTGGGTATCTTAATAGAACGTATGCGCGTCTTGAGTGGCGCAGAAAAGGCACATGATGAGTAGATTATGGGTTGACCCGCCCGAGGGTTGGAAACACGGATTCCCTGCTATCTATGACTCCGAGACAGATGGGCAGATGAGCGAATGGATTGTTAATAAGGGTTATCCTGTACAGACAATCAAAGAGTACGGCGAGCAATGGCACATCCGTTGTTGGCCTGCTGAAGAGCCCGAAAAATATCCCGATGAGGTTATAAATGCACAAAAACACTCTGAAGTGATAAAAAATAATCTTATCGGGGCAAAAATGCGCAAAACCACGCGTGAGGAAAAGATAAGTAAGCCCGCCGTGTATGAAGTGCCAACGGAAGGTGCGCAGTTCATGTCTATCTCAGTGGATGACTACCTAAAACTTTCTGATGACCTAGCCGTGGCTCGGATGCTGATACGCGAGTTGGGTGACCGACTGGCTAGGTTGGAGAAGAACACATGACTAGAGAGCAATACATAGAAGGCGCAAAGCACAATAGTTTGTATTGGGCGGAGCAGGCTTGCAACGTGGGTTCGGAAGGACTTATGTACTCTCTGCTCTTGCAGTGGGCTATGGCTGACGAACTGTTTGGAAAGACGTGGGACAACTGGAAAAGGAAACAAGCATGATTCTTAACCAAGGCAAAGTCGCTGGCGGTTTGGTAGATGAACTGCTAGAAGTGATACACAAGTATGACGAGACGCTGTACACATCCACTGTGATTGGCGTATTAGAGTTAGTAAAGCGTCAGTTAATTGACGAAGCAATGTGGGGAGAAACAGAAGATGATTTATAAAACAATCGACGAGTGGATTGAACACAACCCAAACCACAGGGGTCTTTTACCTATTGAGGTGTGTCACCAGATATGGGGTACGAAAGACAACGAGAAGCCTTGGATTGATTTGACAAAAGAAGAATGCTTTGAGTTGTGTGTAAAACATAAAGACGAATCATTTAGTTTGCTAGTGGCAGTTCAAGACAAATTAAAGGAGAAGAACAATGCTTGAAACAATCGCATGGGCAGTATTTCTAATGTGCCTTGGCGCAATAATTGTTGTTGCCGTAGGTATAGCGATAGTGATGATTAGCCGAGAAGACATATGAAATGCCCTGTTTGTGGCTCATGGTCATCTGTTAAAACAACAAGAGAATCGCCCACATTTGGGCATACACGAAGGAGAGAATGTGGAAACGAACACCGATTTACAACCAAGGAAGTCTTTATCCCGCAAGAGACAATTGATGAAGAACGAAGAAATCATCTCGAAAGTATGCGCGAGCAGTTGGAATCCATTCGAGCGAGTAGACGGAAAGATTTTAGAAAGGCTACATAAAAAACTATTGAAACATCAAACATCACCCCAACTTGAACAAGCCCCCTTTTAATTTAACGGAGAAATAAAATGCGTAAAGCATCAGACAAAACAAAAAACATTCTTGCGTATGTCGCAGAACACCCCAAAGCAAAAGCCAAACAAATAGCAGAACATTTTGGCGTCACCACAGGCTACGTGTATAACTTGGTTCACAAGGCTAAGAAAACATATGAGGGTACTAAAGCGCCTTTACCGCCAGTCACACGGATAAAATTCGATAACATGGCAGAGTTAGCGTATCAACAGACGAAAGGATACCGACGTCATCCAGCCACAGGCAAAGCACTTATGCAAGGCGCAGATATTGTTACTACGCATCACACTGACATGGTTGATAGCCCCGCGCATTACAAAGTTGGTGGAATGGAAGTGATAGACTTTATTGAAGCAAAAGGACTTGGGTACAACCTAGGTAATGTTGTTAAATACATTGCGCGTGCCGACCACAAAGGTAACAAGTATGAAGACCTATGCAAAGCGCGTTGGTATCTAAACCGAGCCATCGCTAGTGTCTCTAATAACACTTGACTTTGAGACTTACTACACTGATAAAGACCTAGGGTTTAGAACACAAACAACGGAAGAATATATCCGTGACCCTAGGTTTGAAGTAATTGGTGTATCTGTACAGGTAAACGACGGTTCCCCAAATTGGTTTTCAGGGGACCGTGAATCGACACGTAAGTGGCTTGCCCAGTTCAACTGGGAAGAAAGCATCGTACTAGCACACAACGCGCTTTTTGACGGCGCGATATTGGCATGGCATTTTGGTATTAAACCTATGGCACTTGCAGATACTCTCTGCATGGCGCGCGCACTTCATGGCGTAGAGGTTGGCGGTTCACTCGCTAAACTCGCTACGCGCTACAACGTCGGAGTCAAAGGCGACGAGGTAGTCAAAGCAATCAACAAACAACGCACTGACTTTACCGCAGAGGAGTTATCTCTTTACGGTGACTACTGTGTCAACGACGTTGACCTTACATACAAGTTATTTTTGTTGATGCTCCCTTCTTTTCCCCAGGAAGAACTAAGATTGATTGACATGACGCTGAAGATGTTTACAGAACCTGTTCTGTATGTCGAGCAGTCAACACTACAAGAACGTCTAACAGAGTTACAGAGCGAGAAGCAACAACTATTGCAAGGGTTGATGGAGAAATTGTCTTGCGCGTCTGAAGAGGAAGTGCGTGAGAAACTCTCTAGCAATAAAAAGTTTGCAGAGGTAATAACTGGTTTCGGCGTAGAGGTACCGTACAAAACAAGCGTAACGACTGGCAAACAAATCCCCGCACTAGCAAAAAAGGATGAAGGCTTCATCGCCCTAACTGAGCATGATGACCCCTTTATTCAACAACTCTGCGCTGTGCGACTAGGCACGAAGTCAACCTTGGAAGAGAAACGTATTGAGCGTTTCATGGATATAGGAAAACGTAATCGTGGCGCACTGCCTATTCCATTAAAGTATTACGGCGCACACACAGGGCGTTGGTCTGGCACTGACAAGGTGAATTTCCAAAACCTACCTAGCCGTGACCCCAAGAAGAAAGCACTAAAGAAAGCCATCGTTCCGCCTGACGGCTACATGGTGATTAACTCAGACTCATCGCAAATCGAAGCGAGGGTGCTTGCGTGGCTTGCTGGACAAGAGGATGTTGTCAAGCAGTTTGCTGACGGTGAAGATGTTTATTCCATATTTGCATCGAATGTATATGGGCGCAAGGTTACTAAAGCCGACCCTACCGAACGGTTTGTGGGCAAGACATGTATTCTTGGGTTAGGTTACGGTACTGGGGCATTGAAATTACAGCACACACTTGCTACCTCTCAACCAGTCAGTGTGAAATTAGATGAAGATGAATGCAAGCGCATTGTGAATGTATATAGAGACAGCAATAGCGAAATCATCGCGCTTTGGAGAGAAGCCGACAACATGCTCAGGAACATGATTGACGAGAAGATTCCCAAGCCAATCCAGTTTGGCGAACATAGTTGTGTTCACTATGACAAGCAAGGCATCATCTTGCCTAACGGCTTTCGTATCCGATACCCTAACTTGCGACGTGCGGACAAAGACGGCAAGATGCAGATTGTTTACGATTCACGCAAGGGTGAAGTCTCAATTTGGGGCGGTGCTGTTGTTGAGAACGTAGTGCAAGCCCTAGCGCGAATCATCGTGGGTACGCAGATGTGTGAGATAAATCACGAGTATAGAGTTGCTCTAACCGTGCATGACGCCGCAGTTGTAGTTGCACCCGAAGATGAGATTGATGATGCAATAGAGTTTGTAACGAGAGTCATGTCAGCCCCGCCTGACTGGGCGCAAGGATTGCCAGTCGCGTGTGAAGCGAAGGTCGGCGCAACCTACGGAGATTGCTGATGACGTTTAATGTACAAGATTTAAGACTTACTCCCGACTATTGGAAACAGCAAAGAAAAAAACGAGAGTGGGAAGCATCTATATTCGGTGCTGATTTTGCTACTGAAAAAACGGCTTCTGCTTTAGTCAAATCTTTTCTTAACAAAAACATGTGGCAGTATGAGCAAGAGGTACGTACGCCTAGTGGTAAGGCAATTGACTACGTAGTAACAGGAACTCATGAAGACCGTGAGTTTAAATTTGGTATTGAAGTCAAGCGTCATTTAAGTAAGCACTTCGATGGTGGTTTACATGCAACAACTCTTGCAGATCACTTTGAGCAGGCGGCAGCATATGCGCGTGATTTAAACATGCCAGTATTCATCGGGCCGTTTCAGACAGATAAATCTCCATCAGCATCGTATATAGGTGGGCCAGACAATCTCGATTCACTACGTGCTTTAAATATCTTTGGAGGTCGTATGAATGTTGGCTCGTTGATTATTGGGCGTAACGAATACATGATTCTCAGAGGCGCGTCATTTTGGGAAGAACATACAGGGTTTAACCCAAAAAGGCTTAACATCGTGACTTCAACAGGCTCCGATAAAGAAAGAACCGATATATGACGCAAATCAAGTGGTCTTACTCAGGACTGAAAGAATACATTAACTGCCCACGTCAATACCATGAGACAAGGATTCTAAAAAAATATCAGAAAGAACCTACTAAACAAATGATGTATGGCACTGAGGTACACAAAGCGTTAGAGGACTACGTAAATGAAGGTAAACCTCTACCATATAACTATCAAAGATTTAAAAAGCAAGTTGACTCTCTAATTGCTATTGATGGTGAGAAGTTGACTGAGTTTCAGATGGCTTTAGACGTTAACAAAAATCCCTGCGCGTGGGATGAACACTGGGTCAGGGGCATAGCCGACTTAGTTATCAAGGATGGAGACACTGCATATATTGTTGACTACAAGACAGGAAGCAACAAGTATCCCGACATAAAGCAGTTGCAGTTGATGGCACTAATGATCTTTGCACACTTCCCTGAAATCCAAACCGCCAAGACTGGGTTGCTATTTGTGATGCATGAACACTTTGTGCCTAAAGAATTCAAACGAGAAGACGCAGATAGGCTTTGGAGGGATTTCCAACCAGACCTAGAACGGCTAAAATTGTCTTTAGAAAACGATAAGTGGCAAGAGAACCCAACGCCACTATGCGGCTGGTGTCCAGTAAAAGTCTGCCAATTCCACAAGGAACGATAATGCCCTACGTAAACAAACCAAGACCCTACAAAAAAGAATACCAACAAGAGAAAGAGCGTGGTGAACACGAGCGACGTATGGAACGTCAGCGTGGGCGTCGCTCTATCGACAAGCGTGATACTGGTACGGTTATGGAAACTTCACCCAAACGCAAGGGTAAAGATGTTGCACACGTTGTAGCGCTTGACAAGGGCGGTTCAAACAAAAATGGACTACGCATAGAAAGCGCATCGAAGAATCGTTCATTCAAACGCGACTCTAAGGGAAACCTCGTATCAGAAACTAGCAAAAAAGAACGTAAAAGAACTTGACAAATAAAAAACAGACCCCATAATATTAAATACGCTGTTAGGTGTGAGTGGGCAAAGCAGAAACCGCATCAGTTAGTCGGCACAACGCTTTCTACTCATCTTAGGATGAGTTCCTCCCAGTGCGACAGGACTAACGGACACCTCGGAAAGACGGGGACTTAGTTTAAAAAAGGTAGTATGGAAATAGTTAACAACAGTTTAGTTAGGATGAAATGTCCTACCAGTGTAGCCAAGTCAATCGAACGCTACATTGAGAAAAGTGAAGTCCTTAGCGAATCACAAGGCATTGCCGATGTGGTCGTTAACTGGGGGCTTGATGAGATGCAACGTCTCGCAAGAATAGCCCCGCCTAGCATTAAGGTTCCATCGCCAATCGAGCGAGACTACCACTGGCCGGGTATGTTTAAGCCTTTCGATCATCAAAGAGATACTTCACGGTTCCTCTCTCTATACCGACGCGCATTCTGTTTCAACGAGGCGGGTACAGGCAAAACATCTGCGGCTATATGGGCGGCAGACTATCTAATGAATCAAGGCGTAGTAAGACGAGTTCTTGTTATCTGCCCTTTGTCAATCATGCATAGCGCATGGCAAGCCGATTTGTTTAAAACAGCAATGCATAGAACGTGCGCTATAGCACATGGTGCTACATCTAAGCGCGAGAAAATTATTCGCAGTGATTATCAGTTTGTCATCATCAACTATGACGGTGTTGGTGTAGTGGAAAAGGCTATCGCTGAAAGCAAGTTTGATCTAATCATTATCGATGAAGCAAACGCATACAAGAACACTTCAACTAAGCGCTGGAAGACCCTCGCTCGGTTAGTTAAACCTGATACATACTTGTGGATGATGACTGGAACGCCAGCCGCACAATCGCCAGAGGATGCGTTCGGACTCGCACGTTTAGTTAATCCTGATGGTGTTCCGCGATACAGAACAGCATGGCGCGATAAGGTCATGGTTCCTGTAACAAGATTCAAGTGGCGTCCTAAACCAGATTCGCGCACTACTGTCTTTGATGCGTTGCAACCGGCGATACGCTATGAGAAAGCGCAGTGTCTTGACTTGCCTGAAGTGACATACCAAACACGCATGGTGCCTCTATCGCCGCAAGCATTGAAGTACTATAACGAACTTGTTAAAGAGATGCAGATTAAAACTGCGGGGGAAACTATCAGCACTGTTAACGCCGCGGCCTCACTTACGCGCTTGCTTCAATTGTCAGGCGGGGCTGTGTACACAGATGACGGCAACGTGGTTGAGTTTGATATTGCACCGCGCTTAGCCGTGCTACAAGAAGTTTTAGATGAGTCACTTCACAAAGTGCTTATCTTTATACCCTACAAACATACTCTGTCTTTAATTCAAAACCATCTAAATAAGTCTGGTATTTCTAATGAGATTATTTCTGGAGATGTTACCGCTATACAACGTGCAAATATCTTTAAGAACTTTCAGCTTAATACTGACCCTAGGGTATTACTTATCCAACCGCAAGCGGCGTCCCACGGGGTTACCCTAACTGCGGCAGACACAGTAATATTTTGGTCTCCAGTTATGTCGGTAGAGACATACTTACAGTGTATCGCACGAATCGATCGAGTCGGTCAAAAGAACAGTATGACAGTAATACACCTTCAGGGGTCCGAGGTGGAGCGGCGTATGTACACGATGTTGCAGAACAAAGTGGACTTACACGAAAAATTGGTGGACCTGTACAAAGACGAACTTAAAGGAAAAGACAATGAATGACGGAGAAGCGTTAGTAAAAGATTATCTTGAGGTACGTAAGATGCGCGAGAATTTGAAGGCACAATACGAGTCCCAAGATTCAGACCTCAAAGATGCTATGGAAGAAATAGAAGCCGCAATGCTTGCTGTATGTAACGAGACTAACATGAATGGTTTCCGCACAACGCATGGCACTGTTACACGCACAGTGAAAGAGCGGTTCTTCTGTACTGATTGGGATCATTTCAAAGAATTTATCAATCAAGAAGGTTCTATCGATTTGTTGGAGCGTCGTATCCACCAAAAGAACTTTAAAGAATTTATATCTGAGCGTGCGCAAGACGGCTTGCCACCCGGAGTAAATGCTTTGCGTGAGTACGATATTGTCGTGCGCAAGGCTTCATCAACCAGTGAAACTACAGTTTAAGGAAAAGTATCATGAGTAACGAACTCGCAAATATCATCGGCGCAAGCAACCTAATTGAATTGGGTCTTGATGAAGACACTCTTGCAGTAGCAGGTAGTGCAACCAAAGGCAACAAACGAATTTCTATTGAAGGTCGCGTGTTCCGTAAGATTGTTGGCGGCAAAGAACAAAGCGTCAACACTGATAACTCGATGAACGTAATCATCATCAAGATGGCGCACGAAGCATCGCGTACATACTACAACCAGACATACAAGAAGGGCGTTAAGTTGTCCCCCGCTTGCTGGTCAAACGACTCTAAGACACCTGACCCCGAGGTTAAATCGCCATGCGCGTCTACATGCGCTGAGTGTCCAAACTCTGTAAAGGGTTCAGGTCAAGGCGGTACAGGCGCGGCATGTCGCTTGTCTTGGCGCATCGCTGTTGTTCTTCCGAATGACCCCGCAGGTGATGTGTATCAGTTGGTTCTTCCAGCGACTAGCGCGTTCGGTAAAGAAGATGCAGGTAAATGGCCTTTCAGACCATACATCCAGATGTTGGCAAACAACAATGTGAGCGCAGGTAAGATTGTTACTAAGATGCAATTTGACATCAACTCGCCTGTACCTCGTCTGTTGTTCTCTCCAGACAGCGCAGTTGCACCAGAGCTACGCGACACAATCGTTAAGCAAAGCAAGACTCCTGCGGCTGAGAACGCAGTTAAGTTAACTGTGTTTAAGACAGACGGTGGCGCGGAAGAAGAGGCACCAACACAAGAAGCCATGTCTGAGCCTACTGTGCGCGAATCGACCAAGACTGCAGCCGCTAAAGCTGAAGATGTAACAGACATTGTTAAAAAATGGTCTAAGAAGTAATGGCTAGAGGATACAGTTCCGACCTACTGGACACAGTAGAGAACACCAATACGTATAGGTTAGGTATTGACTTGGCTAATACATGCATAAAGGCGGGTTTACCCGCTACATATGTAGCACAGGTGTTTGATACAACACGTATGACGATTCATTCGTGGTTCAGGGGCGGGACTATCCGCTACGCTAAAAGGGCAAAAATAGAAGTGTTTATTAAGTTAGTTGAGGAGGACTTAGCCAAAGGTATCTTGCCATGCAAGAACCTGCGTGATGCGCGGGCATATCTAAAGGATATGGTTGGAAAACCAATAAATTCCGCGAACCACAAATAGCCGGACTGACTTCGGTCAGTCTATTTCTTAGCGGAGTAACCTCCGCTTTTTCGTCTCTGCGAATATGAACCAACAATTTTTTGAGAAAATCTTCCCTACGCAGGGTAACGTATGTATTGCTGGAATAGACAAAGAAGGAATCATTAAACCCAAGTTTGCGACTAGTGTTGGAGACGCTATTGCACTTGCTCAAAAGTTTATTGATATTGAACACAATGTTTATTTCACGCCCGGAACATACGAAGGCTTGCGCCGCAAGCAAGATAACTGTGTTTACGTAAAGTCTTTCTTCCTTGACATAGATGTTGAGCATGGGAAAGATACCTACCCTTCAAAAGAAGCGGCACTAAAAGACTTAGAACGTTTCTGCGAAGAAATCAACTGGCCCCAACCTGTCTTAATAGACTCGGGTGGTGGCATACATGCGTATTGGATTTTTGACGAGGCGCTTCCCGCCGAAGAGTGGGTGCCCTACGCTAAGAAGTTCAAGCAACTTTGTACAGACCGCGGATTGCTTATCGACCAAGCAGTACCAGCAGATTCAGCTCGACTGATGCGCGTGCCCGGTACAAGCAACTATAGATACGATCCTCCAACACCGTCAATTATGTTGACAGATGTTTGTACCTACGACTTAAACCTGTTGATTCCCGCGCTTGGGACAATAGAGAAGAAGTTTGACTTGCGCGATGTTGAGAAAGGACTCGACGAAGATACACAAGCTATATACGACAAACTCAATGGCAACTTTGAATATGACTTTCAGAAGATTGCTATTGACAGCCTAGAAGGAAATGGTTGTGGACAAATTAAATACATACTTGAAGACCAAGCTGGTTGCCCAGAGCCACTGTGGTACGCTGGACTATCTGTCGCCACTAGGTGTCGTGATGGCGCTACAGCCATACATGACATGTCCAACGAGCATCCTAAATACAACCACGGAGACACAGAACGAAAAGCCGCTCAGTCAAGACGAGAAGCCACTTGGTCTCACAGCTGCGATGCTTTTGCTAAAGAAAACCCATCAGGTTGCGCAGGATGCCCCCACCGCACACGTCTCGGAAAGACTGGGCCTATCGGACTTGGAAAAGTCCTTAAAGTTAATCAACCCAATGAACAATACGATGAACAGTATGATGGAGAACCTAGTAGACAAACAGAAAATAAAGAGGAATCAATTCGGAAAGAGCCGGATTCCAAAGAAGTTTTCTTCCCCGACTACCTCCAACCCTACTTCAGAGGAGTTAATGGAGGTATCTACGTCATGCCTCCTCCAAGAAGAGACAAAAAAGGCAAAGTAATTCAGGATGACCCAGAGTTACTAACACCTTTTGATATATACCCAATCCAACGCATTTATAGCCCGCACGAGGGGGAATGCTTGGTTATGCGTATTGACTTTCCAAAAGATGAGTCACGCGAATTTGTACTGCCTTTAAAGGATGTTGGTCTGTACGATAAATTGAAGACTACGTTGTTAAGCAACGGTCTGAAGTTTGAGCCAGCTAACGCACCCAAGATGGCGAGTTACATCATGAAATGGTCAACATATTTAACAAACATAAGGAAGGCAGAGGTGATGAGAATGCAACAAGGATGGACATCAGAGAAGCACGATTCATTTGTAATCGGCACAACAGAATACATGGCAGACGGAACTACAAGGCAGTGCCCGCCTTCGCCATTGGTGAAGAACGTAGTGCGCAACATTAAGGAGACAGGAACGCTGGAAGAGTGGAAGAAATCGATTGCGATGTTCAACGACCCCGGTTACGAGTGGCACGCTTTCTCAGTGCTATGCGGATTTGCAAGCCCATTGATGGAATTTACTAACGTCAACGGAGTGATACTTTCTCTATACGGCAAGTCTGGTTTTGGTAAGACTGGTGCGCTGTACGGTGCGCTAAGCATCTGGGGGCATCCAGAGAACTTGTCTGTGTTTGACGCTACGCAGAACGCATTGATTACACGCATGATTGCCAGCAAGAACTTACCGTTCTGTTTGGACGAGCAATCAAATACCGACGGAAAGATTTTGTCTCACGTAGCCTACAACGTATCATCTGGTCAGCCCAAGTTACGTATGCAGGCATCAACCAATCAAGAGCGTGAAGCATCATTTGTCACTAAGTTGATTTCGATAATCACAACCAACACAAGGTTGCGCGACGCGATGTCTCAATACAAAGGGGACACCAACGCAGAAGAGATGCGTATCCTAGAGCCAAGCATTCAACGCCCTAACGTACCCGGCTACGAGTTGACTGGTGAGCGTGGTATCTTGATGTTTGAGAATCTGAAATTCAACCACGGTCATGCGGGCCCTCTGTACGTGAAAGAAATCTTTAAGATATCTCCAGAAGAAGTTAAGCGTAGAGCTGTTAAGGAATACTTAAACGTAAGCGACAAGTACACCAAAAATGCAGAGTATCGTTTCCTATCTAACTTGGTAGCCATTACACGGGTAGCAGGTAACATAACAAACAACATGGGTCTTACTGTGTTTGATTTAGAACGCATCTTCTCTGTAGTAGGCGCAGACTTTGAGAAAATCATTGACGGCAAACAAGAGGAAGAAGAAAGCAAAGCAGAGAGCGTACTGGGTGACTTCATCAACAAGAACATTCAGAACACTTTGGTTATCCGTGATGGGCGCGTAGCGCTTGAGCCTCGTCAGGCGCTTTACATCCGTGCTGAAGTAGACGAAGGAGTTATGTGGATATCATCTGCTGCAGTTAAGGAGTATCTTAAGACCATCAAGTTAGGTACTGCGTGGTTTGAAGGTGAACTAACCCGTAAGGGCATCTTGAAACACAAAGACCGCAAGCAGATGGCTAGTGGCTGGAAGTCCGCGTTTGGATCAACAAACATTCAAGCATATCGTGTAGTAATGGACATCAGTCACCTATTCCAAAATGAGCAAGAAACCGTCGCCGAGTGACACTCCGTTTGACGAACCTACATGGGTTTTCCCCTACGCTGGTATGGGCGTGGGGGATAGTTTTTTCCTACCAACAATGAAACCTGCATATATGTCTTATATCATCGACACTACAGCAAAAAAGGCTGGTGTTGTAATGAAGGTGTTTACAACAACCGAGAAGGACGTTCTCGGTGTTCGTGCGTGGCGTATAAGTTAAGGCTTGATACCCATCTCCGCAAACATATCTAGTAGTTGACGTTTGACGATGTTTGACATGCCATTTATTTCTTCTAACTGGAGTTTGCGTTCACGGGGGGTCAACTCATCGCTAGATCTGATTTGATTAGCAGCCGCACGTAACTGTCTTAACTGACCGTTGACTTGCTGGTTGTAGAACTGAACCGCAACATACTCGTCTTGGTGTGAGTCTAAGTAATTACTTAACAACTCTGGCTTGTCCTTCAGCGCGTTGATACGTTTATCAAATCCTTTGATCTGCTCTTCAACTTTGCTAAATTCGCGGGCATCTATGTTGGACTTAGTGCCGATGAAACTACCAATAAACGGTATATCGTTCTTTGGATCAAAACCTTTTTGACCTGCTACTGTTAGTCCAAGGTTAGTAACTGCCGTAGCCATCTTTGCCGCGCCATCAGCATAGTTATTAGCGAAGAAGTACATGGTGTTTGGACTCCAGTCAACTCCACCATCAGTTGCTTTGAACAGCATACGAGCCGCCATCTTATAGGCTTCAGGGATGTTGTCGCCGCCTGTGTATGCATCACCGAAGCGTGTCTGACGATTGTTGTAAATCTCACGACCTAAACCATCCATATTCATCACGTATTCGAAGAACGGGCGGAACGCAGATGGAGTTACTGAGTCCATAGCCCATGCTGGGAAATTTTCTATCGGGCTAATACGTGAGAATGGTAACGGCAAGAATGAGTCCATGCCAACAGTCATGATGTTGGAGAATGCTTCAGCAATAGACACACGCCCTGTGGATAGGGCCGCAATCTGAGAGCCAGCAGATGCGAAAGCACCTGGCCCGAAGCCCCAAGGTATTTGGATTGGGTTCTCAATTCCTGGGATGAAGAATCTAGCGTAGCGAGTCCAACGCGCCATGTCATCTGTAGCGATACGGTTGCGACCTTGGTCATCATCACCAGCCATCATCAGAGCCATCATGTAGAACGCTACACCAATGCCAGCCATAGTAGCCATCATGCGACGTGCAGCATACTGACGCTCATTCATAATCTCGACAGCTTGATCAATCTGCGCTTTAGTGCGACCTTCAGCTTCAGCTTCTTTGCGGAACTGTTCTTCATTAAAACTAAATGCGGGAGCCAGCGCCTCGATAGCACGGACAGCACCAGTAGCGGCAGGACGGAAGAACATGAATAGCGCACCAGCTTGCTTACCCCAACGACCGATCTGCTCAAAGTTGGCGAGGTTCTTGGCATACTCAACGGCACGAATCCTTGCGTCTTCTTTTGCCTCTGCTGGATCCATCTTGTTTTTCAAGTTCTGGTTGTAGTACTCATCCTTGATCAATCTATAGGCCGCTACACGGCTAGACAATTCAAACATGTCGTTATAGATATCAATGAACTTGTCTACTTGGTCTTTCTTCTTAAGAATGCCAGACCGCCCAACTTCTTTAATAAGTTCATCTAGCGCGCCTCTAGCGGCAACGCCTTGCAGATAAGAAACGCGACCGCCCATCTCGACGTAATCAGACAAATCACGGTAGTAACGCTGCTGTTCGTCTAGGCTTTCGTATGGTTTGCCGTTACCTGCTAAACGGTTAATGTCATCAAACTTACCATCAGCATATAGTCTTGAATAATTCAGCGCTCTAGCAAGACCGTTGTTGGCAACATCAGATGCCATACCGCTAAGTAACTTACCGCCTGTTACAGGGTCAAACTCAGCGCCAATGATTCCAGCGTTAGTGAATGAATCTCGCACAAAGTTCATTGGTGCGAAAGCAGGGTTGTAGCGAGTGTGTGTCTGACCGATACCGCTGGTGATCTGATCGACCATGTTAATCAGAGGATTGGTTGTCTTTGTACTGCGCTTGATGGCTTCAGCCATATCTTTGCCAGTAATACTCCACACATCAATTGTGCCATCAGGTTTGTACAAGAAGATTTTGTTTGGACCTGTAATGTCTTGTCTAGTTGTACGACCAGCATAACGATCAGAAAACTTAATCGTGGTAACAGGTTCACCCTTTATGATTCCAGACTTGATTGCGTTGACGATAGTTTCAGGCAATATCTTGCGACCAGCATTGAGTGCGGCAGAAGCGCCGTCAGCAAGTGACTGAAGGATTGGGTTCTCAGATTCAGATATACGACCCTTGAATGGGTCTTGTAGTTTTGTGAACTCGCCACCTAAACGCTTACCGTCAAAATTAAACTCTTCGTCAATCGTACGGTTCTCAGGTCTGCCTTTGAACGGTACATAGTCTTTGAACCCGTAGAAGTCTACGAAGTTGGCAACAGGCTCAGACCAATAGTTGGCTTCTTTGTTGAGCTTGATTGTTTTCTTATTTAGATCACGTAGCGCTTGAGATACGGCATCGATCTCTGCCTTGTATTCTGGTCGGTCTAGCGTATCACGGAATGCCTGTATCTCTTGTGGTGAGCGACCAGCAATCACGTTGTATCTTTCATTAGACTCATTAAAATACGCCGCCTCTACAAGCTTGCCATTCTTAATCTTTAGATGAGACTTAGGGTCAGCTACTACGGTCTCAAGCATCTGACGTAGTTTTTGTGCGCGGGCAGTGCGTTGCTCGTCAGTCAAACCGGGTGTTGGCTCTGTCAATGTATCTATGATGTTTTGACGGATAGTAGCGGCGGCATAGTACTCGTTACCTATCTTGTAAGTTGGGTTGTCATCCAACGGCACATTCAACAGATACTTGACGTGGCGACGCTCTGGCTCATGGCGAGCCTGCATTATCAGATGCAGTTTAGATAACGCTTCCTTCACAGGAATGCCAAGTTTTGTTGCATAGGCTTCTACCGCTTTGTCTACAGCAACACTCTCTGAGCGCACTTCGGTGTTGTACTTATGTACGGCTATACCAATAGAACGGCTGAAAGCGTTGTAGACGTCATTAGCGTTTTCACCTACAGCAGTCACAAGACCAAACATGCGGGCACGGTCAAACAATACCTTTAGTGGGTAGCGGTCATTCTGGAAGAACTCAACTGCGGACTGAAAACCATTTTTGGTAAACAAGTTCTTAAAGAATGCTTTAGGTGTGCGATCTTTAAGTCCTACGTTTTTCTCAGCTTCTGCTGTCATTTGTTCAGCAGACTGCTGACCTGGTGTGGTGGCCTGAACAGTTTTAGCAGCGCCTTTAGATGGCAGTGTTTCTCCAAAGCCTTCTTTGCCAGCAAGATTAGTGATACCACCTTCAGGCGCAGCAAGAATATCTTCCGTAGCCATAAACAATTCCATCAGAGCATTGCCCCGATATCCTGGCTCGGTGTTACGGATGCGATCTAGATTAGTTACTCCAGCCTTGCGGAATAATTGGCTTGTTATATCTTTAGGTTTACCCTCACCGCCTTTTGTTATAGCGGCTTCTTTAGCTAGTTCTTCAGGGTTATCGTATAACGCTTCTTGATCAAACGCCGCTTTTTCAGCAGGTGTTAATTCGCCGCGTGATTCTTTTTCCACCAACTCCATAGCGGCGTCAATTCTTTCTTGTTCAGAAAGTTCTTCGTCTTTTTGTTTTTTAGTTTTGCGCGGCGCATCGTAACCTTTAGCCTCTGAAAACTCAGTTGGCGTTTTTTGCGCCATTGAACCTAAACGCGCTGGAGTTAGCCCAAGTTTTGTTATGCCAATCCCAGCAGCAATCTTGTTGATTTCATCAAACAGTTGATAGACGCCAACAACCCTCTTGATGCCTCTTCTTTTTTCAACACCTGTTGGGTTGCGCGTTGCTTCAGATACAACAACTAATCGTTTGTTGTATTTGTCTATAAGTTGTTTAGCTTGTCTTACAGCACTAGAGTCTTCTGTTAATGCAGTGTTAGTGCTTGCCGAATTCCTGCCAACAAAAGACATTGCCGCTGGGTTAATTACTTCAGCTTTAATTCTTTCAATCGCATCTGCAAGAATTTTTTTGTTAGCGCCGTCGCGTACTTGAGTCTCCCACGCTTCTCGCTCTCTCATATCTTGTATAGCGGCTGCGTCATCTTTAGAGTTTTCTGAAGCTACTAAGTATTTAGTAACTTTTGCGTTAGGACGGAACAACTGATACAGATGTGCAATAGCGCCAACAAACTGACCCCATAAAGTGTCAAACAAGTTTTCATACCCACGCAAGGCTCGTTCACGGCGCTTGACCAACTCAGGGTCTTGCTCCGCAGTCTTGTCTGTGTATTTAGTAAGGCTAGGTTTTTGTATCTTATGGAGTTCGTTTTGGAACTCCAGATCGGTCATGGCGTAGGCCACAAACTCATACAAGTTATCAAATGCATTCTTGTACTTATCAGAAGTGATGACTGACTTAGCTACAGAAGCAATATCTTCCAGATGCTTAATAGCTTCGCGTTGGTTTTTTGTTAGCGAGTCTGGATCAGAATAGTATTTATGGATAAGCCTGACAGTTGCAGCGTGCGTAAGTTCGTGCAGTAGCGTTGCTTCATCAAGCCCAAATGGACCAAGAATTACAGTGTTTGTTCTGTAGTTGTATTCGCCTATCGTGTTGAAGACAAGTTTTGGATCAAACGCAACGTTGACTTTGAAGTCTTTTACGTCTAACAGTTTTTCAGCAAGGTTTTTGAAGACCAATGAAGAGAACACTTTGTTAGCCATCAAAGCTTGCTGCTGCGGCGTGTTCTCACTGATCTGTCTTTTCTCAACCGTGAACGAGTCGCCGTATCTATCAGCATAGGCTTCAAAGTCACCCAGACTCAATACGTTGCCAATTTTGAATGGCACTTCATCTTTTATGTCGTCAGCAATCTCGGTGACTGTGTAGCCGTAGCGCACACGTCCAAACTTGGACTTGCCAATCTTTATACCTTTAGCTTCGTTTCTAAGATACTCTAGGGCAGCCTTGACATCACCGCGACGCAACTTAACAAGAATACCTAGCGGCAACAAACTGCCTTTACCTGCTGGCTGATTCTTGCGCTCTTGTTGCGCTTGGCGATACATCTGTCCTATGGCTATTGCTTCCGCATCAGTAGCGGCATCTTTAGCTTTCTCGCCTTTGGCTTCTAGTTCTACTTGTTCTTTGACAAGGTTCAATGCCAAAGACTGCTCTAAAACAGTATCGTTTACGTTTGCTGAACCAAATAGATTCTTACTGGCTCTAGATAAACTTTCCCAAGGGGGCAACGTGCCAATAGATGGGAACAGTTTGCGCTGGTCTTCATAGCGTACCCCCATAGCAGCATCAGCTTTTACTAATGTCTGTACGGCTTCTTTGTCCTGACCAAGTTGTGTAGCTTGTCTACCGACTGCTTCTGATTCAGAACGCTTCTTCTCTAAATGCGCACCAACTTTTTGAATTGCTTTAGCTATAGCTTCTTTGCGTTCTTCTGGAAACGGTAAAGATATACGGGACTTTATGTCTGTATTGAGTGGCGCTACATCAGGCCCAGTTATGTTGCTAAGAAATATTCTTACAGCATCTGGGTTTTCTCTTAGAAGATCATTAAATTTAGGCGTTACTGTGCCAGCAGCTTTGGCTTTAAACTTTGCGTTGTGTTCAGCAGCCGCCGCTTCATAAGCATTTACAACTGCAGGGGATATACGGTTCTTTAAAGAATCTAACTCAGCAAGAGAACTTTCAATCGCTGCTATTAAAGACTCTTCGTCTTCATATTTAGATGCATCTACTTCCGCATCAGCCGCTAGTTCAAGCAGTTCAGGATCAAACCCTTCGCCTTTGGACGGGAGTTTGTCTTGTTTCTTTTTCTTTAATTCTTCTAGTCTGTTACGTAAATCAAACTTTTTAACTGGCGCTTTTTGTTTAGCCTCAGTAAAGTCAGGTACGTCTTGCTCCGCTTCTCCAGCCGCTAGTAAATCATCTACTGTGCGATTTATTGGAGCGGGCTGTGCATCTTCTCGTTCATCAACCCGTGTAAGAGCTTCTCCATCACGAACCACTCTTCCGGGTTCAATTGCTTGAGGTCCTCCGGCGGGGGGAACGTTTGTACTGGCTGCGCCAGATATGCCAGCGCTTTCTCCACCTGCTCCACTGATAGACTGCTTAACATCTTCTGCTCCTGTTGTAGGCGCTTGGGCAAGCGCGGTGCGTGCTGCATCTATTTCAGCCTTTAATTTTTCATTTTTTGCTATACGAGCTTTTAGAGTGCCTGCTTCTTCTTGAGTTAAAGAAGGCTTACTCTGCGCGTCAGCAATGTTCTTTGCGCGTGTATCGTAATCTGCTTGCTTTGCATCAATCTCAGGAGTAGTTACCGCAGGCGGAGCCGCAGGCATAACAAACCCTTCTGGAAGGGCTTCTAGTGTTTCATTGCCAGTAAAGGCCATACCCTTACCGCCGGGTGGTAGCAGTGTCTCGGGCGCAGTTTCATCTGTTATCTCTCCGCCGGGTGGAACTTCCTGTTGTGTTTGTTGTGTTTGTGTCTCTGTAGAAGGTGGTGCTGTTGGGCCCTTACCGAACGCTACATCAGTAGCCGCAGTTATACCTGCGCCACCAAAGCCACCTTTTAGACCTGCATTGATAAAGCGCTCAAAGTTCTTCTCAGAGAAAAACTGCTGGTTGTTATCAACAAACTTTTCAGCCGCAGCAGACGATACTTCTTGTAGTGCCTCAGTGCCGCCTTCAGAGATAAAACCTTGGACTGCGCCTTTGCCTGCACGCTTGTACCACGCGGCTGCAACTTCTTCTGGGCTAACTCCAGCCTTAGACATCTTGCGTAACAAGGCGATAGGAGTGATTGCATCTAGTGCAGAGTTAAACGCACCAAATGCTAGAGCCGCGCCAAGGTCTTGCTTACCTGTTGCCTCATAAATGTTTTGGTAAACGTCAGGGACGTTCTGTGCCGCAGAGCCAGCCAACGCACCAGCGGTTTGATACTTCAACCCAATCTTTTGCGCTTCTTTTATACCAGCATCTAATGCTTGTTTTTTAATGGCTTCAAGAGTAGCGGCTTGGATTGGCCCTGCTTCCATAGCCTTTACAACCCCGCGACTTGCCACTTGTTCTGCGGCCTGCATAGCAGCAGCCTGTGCGCCACGACCTGCTACGCCAGCTAGTCCACCAGTAAGAACGCTTGGCAATATGGACGGCAACGCTTCGCCAATAGACTCTTTAACGTAGGTTAGCGCTTTGCCAACACTATCAATATCTTTGTATGACGCAACTTCTGCGGGGTAAAGTCTTTCAGTTTCTTTCTGGTACGCAGCGGCCTCTTCCATTTGCCGTCTTGCGTAGTCTTCAGCGCCAAATGCTTTACCAAGCATGGCTGGGGCAACGTCACCTAATAAAGAAGAAATGCCGCGACCACCGCGTATGACGGATGGAATGAAGCCAGTTTCTCCCTTTTGTTCTATGGGAGCAGCGACAGGAGCCTCTGGCTCCATACCGCCCATGTTTAGATACTGATCTAAAAAGAACGATGCTTCTTTCGTGCTTAATCCGGGCGGGCCATCAAAGCGATATGCCTTACCGTCAGCACCCCTTGCGCGGTATGTCGCCATGATTATCCTTCGTCGTCTTCGGTGTCAGGTCTTACGCCATAGATGGGCATGGCGCTCTTCATGTGTTGTTTCAAACGTTGATTGAACAGTTGATCGTAACTAGTAATGCCTTGTTTTTCAAGAACTTTACGATCCGCTATGTTTTCCCACTGCTTAGTAGCTTCTCTAGATGCAAGGTTTCTAGCCTGTGCTTGTCCAGAATAGTAGGCTTTGATTCCAGGGTTGGAAGCAGACGAAGCACGTTGCGCCAAGATTCCTTCGCGTGCTTTGTTGCTACGTATGGTTTCACTCAATGTAGCCTCATGTTGCTTGAGCATACGCATGTTCTGGTATGCGGACATCATAGCGGCTCTGTCACCTCTACGTTCAGCAATCTTGTATTTCTGATGCTCAAGGTTAAGCTTGAGATTGTTATCTTCGATTGCAGCAATATCTTTCTGCATACCCAAAGCGGCTTGACCAACACCAGGAGCAGCTTTAGCCGCGCTTTGAAGTACACCAGCTAGCCCGCGTTGAGATTGCGGTTGAGAAGCGGCTTGCGCTAAACCAAAACCGCCTGTAATCAATAGATTAGCAAGCGCATCTTTTTTAACTTGGGCTGCTCTACCGCCTTGTTTGTCAATCAAATCTTGCAAACGCTTGTTAGCGGCTTCGGCTTCTGGGTCTTTCATGAAGCCTTGTATCCTAGCCATGTCAGATTCAAAATCACCTGCACCACCTGATGCAGTTTGTCCTGCGCCACCGCCGCCTACTTTTGTTCCGCCACCACCAGTAGGTTTAGCTTTGACTTTGGCTTTTTGTATTGTATTAAGCGCGTTCTCAACACCTGCCCCACCTAGACTAGCATCGGTAGCGCCAAGATTCTTATACACATCTTTTTTAGCTTGATTTGCTTTGCCTTGCCCCATGATTGCAGCGGCAAAACTTGTTCCTGATGGGTCTGCGCCATAGCCTTCCATCTGTTCTAACTGTTCTGGAGTAGCATTAGATAGAGCATTAGCCGCGCCCTCAGACAGCGCCAAACCAGCAGTTAATGGTACAGACACGCCAGGAACAGCAGCAACTCCAGCCGCTGAACGTAACCCTGTTAATGCTTTACCGCTTCCTTTTAAAGCACTTTTAGCAATTTTGCGTATTGGGACTTCTTTTAATAGTGGTGCGGCACCAACAAGATAGGGTAGCGAGCCTATTCCAGACTTGCTTTCTTCTTCCTCTTCTTCACCTTCTGTACCACCTTTGCTAAACGCAATGATGCCGCCGCCAGCCATCCTGTTAGCCATATCAGGTGTAATACCACTAGCCACTCCGCGTTTCTCAGAGGCCCGCATAGCCATCTCGTCTTGCGCGGCACGGAATTCTGCTGGAGAAGACGGATGCTGAAGAATGCCTTGTAATTGCTCATCAGTTAATTTATCAACAGCAGACGCCATTTCATATGGGTCATTCATAGGGTCTGGTATATCACCGCCACCAGCATAGCCGCCTTCCGCATATGAATGGACTTGACCGCCTTCAGCTTTGAGTAGTTGGCTTACACCATATGCTCCCATACCGAGACCAGCGATTTGCCCCATAGTACTTGGAGGTGCTTGGTAGACCTGAGACTGTGTGTTCATACCCATAGGCGTACCACGAACCAAGTTAGCCATGTAGCTAAGTTGCTGGTATGGGTAGTTCTTCTGTGTGAGGAAGTCTTGATACGCAGTATCCAGACCTTTTTGCTCTTGAGCTTGTCGTTGCGCTCCGTACTGGGATTGCAACTGATTGATACCCATCTGCTGACCGTACTGAGTTTGCCCTAATTGACCTAGTTGGCCTGCGGCACTACCCATTAAGTTATAACCCGCAAGTTGGTTCTGCAAGTTTTGGTTGTATTGGTTTTGCGCATTAGTAAATGCTGTGTTGTAACCTTGACCAACAATCTGGTTTATACCCATATTGCGGTTACGTTCGTTCTCAGCCGCCATGATTGCTTCGCGTGAACCACCAAACGCACCGGCTTGCGTTGCTGCGCTCTGTTGTTTAGTCGCACCAATATCATATTGACGGTTTGCTTCAGCAATTTGAGGTGCCAAAGACATCTGCAAATAGGGGTTCATGTATCCGCCTACTTGATTCTGAAAACCGCCTGTTGTAGCTTGTCCAGCAACTCCCATACCGCCAATTCCTGCGCCACCAGCTAAAGCTGTTCCTGCTCCTAATTGTGCGGCAGGAGCCATATTCTGCGCACCCTGCATGGCTTGTTGTTGCATCGGATCGAACCCAGCAATACGATTACCGCCATAGGCTTGATACGGGTTTTGCCCAACATCTGTTATTGCTTTACCTTTAGAGAGTACATCTTGCGCATACGGCTTTGCCCATTCAGGTAAATCTTGAGTAGTTGTACTAGTAGTATTAGCTGGCTGACCGCCACCGCCACCGCCGCCGCTGTCACCTTGAGGACCGCTTAATGGAAGCAAACTTCTTTTCAGTTCTAATATATTCATAGGTCAATCCTCATCACATTATGGGTCTTATCTAAACCCATTTTTTCGTACATGGGTACGAGGTTGTCTTGACACCAACATTGCGCTTTTGTAGCACCGTTGGCACGCATCCAGTTTTGGGCTTGCTCAAACACATGTTTCTTAACAATACCCTTACCACCCATCAGATGAACTTGCGCGATTCGTTCAGTTGGGTAGTCCGTAAAACTCACAGTGGCTGCGCCTGTAATACCTTCGTTTGGTTCTTCCCACACTAAAAGGCTGATTGCCCCCGTGCGGATTGTGTAATTCACATGTTGTTCGGACGTAGAGTTTGGGTCTAAGTCAATTGCTTTTTGAAGCAATGGAGCAACAATGCCCCATACTTGGGGCAGTTCGCGTGGTTGAATATGATACAACGGCATGTCTATGCGGGTAAATACTTATCCGCACGGTTGTTTTTTGCAACCTTGCCCTTACCGACTGTATTTTTCCGCGACGCCTGAATTCTGTCCATCATTGCGTAAAGTCTACGTGCGCCAGCTTCAGTTGAGCCATTGCCCAACTCAGAGACAATACGAGCTGGAACTACAAACTCACCATCAGCAAGACGTGCAGGTTGTTTCTTACCAATCACGGCAGGGATCGAATCAGATACGCCATCGCCCGGCCCGCGAAGTAAGCGACCACCATCAGAATAACCACCCAAGTTATATCCCGCATCTGAGATACCTCCTGAAGCCATCCGTTGTTCACCTGTGTATGGGTCAACCGATACATCACCCGCACCTGTCAATACGTTTTGAGAGATAGGTGTTTGGTAAGGAGTAGCGTAGGCGTTGTTATGTAAGTAGGCTTGGGGAAAACCCGTATTAGCGCCAATAGCGTTGTCGTTAGACATTTGTTCTACTGGACCGCCCCCTGCATAACCCATAAGTCCACCATCTGCTGCTTGCGCTGCGGGATAACCCGGATACAACTGCTGGGCTTCTGCATCAGAAACCGCCGTGTATGATGGTTGGAAATAAGTATTTTCTACGCCAGTAGCACTAGCTGCAGGGGTAGGGTTTACCATACCGGGGTTGAACCTATAGTGGGGTACTGTTTGTTTTTGACTCGCTGTGGGCGGTGGTGTGAACTTCGCCTGTTGGTTAAAAGCAGGAGCCGCAGCCGATAATCCCATTCGAGCTAAACCAGAGTAGCTCCCACCACCTAGTGTTTTAAATTTATCCGCTGTTGGATCGGTAAACAAAGACTCAGCGCCTCTTGACATCGCATCAAATCCAGTAGCTGATTGCCCAAGTTGCGAACCCGTTAGCGGATTTTGAAGCAAATTTCCTTTAGGTAATATATGCTCATAGTCAGCTCCAATAGGTCCTTGATAGGGAGCTGTTACGTTAATACCGCCAGAGCCTGTTGGTAGATAGTTAGAACCTGTACCACCCACATCTAAAAAGTTAGGGTTAGTATATTTTGTAGCCTCAGCAAGTTTTGCCTGTTCAAATGCTTGTGCATTCTTAATAGCCTCGGCGTTTTGCGTGGCGTAATCCATAGAAGCGCCAGTTGATGTCAATCCTGCTTCAGAAGTAGCGCCAAGATTTGCTAACCCCTGACCCAATCCAGCACCACCGTATCCACCTAGTCCAGATGAAAGCGCGCCCATTAACCCAGCTCTGGGGTTCATTAAATAACTGCCAGCGCCAACAGCAAGCCCTGCCTGCATAGCGGTCAATCCCATTCCTGCGGGACCAAGAGCCGCACCTGCCACCATAGGTAAGATAGCGGACAAAAACCCCGCTTCGGGTAGTCCGGTCTGTGGGTTTATAGTTAGTTGACCGCCATGCGCCATAGCCAAGTCATTAAGGCTCTTGACCTCTTTGTTCGACATGTGAACGAGCGTAGTATCAGGTCCACGACCTTTATCGGCTAAATGTTGGGCAGCAAGTTGTAGGCTCATTTTTGCCTCGTAGATGGGGGGTTGATCGAGTTTATCACGCCTTAATCCTTAATGGGTAACTAGATGCAGCCCCACCAGACGTATCGTAGTAAATATCACCTGAACGCAAGTTAGCAAAATCCGCTTGTGTTGGCAGGCTAATAGACGGTGCGCCCGCTAGGGTCGGTGTAGAACAACTTAAAGCAGATATGACTTGCGCAGGGAAACCGCCAGTAGCAGGTGTCCTTTGTGTTGACGCTATTATTGGGCCGGGGTTATCCAGTGCATTGAAATACTGGCGAAGAATACTCAACAGAGCATCTACAAAACGCTGGTCATATTCAACCGGAGCGGCTGGAAGTCGTGGGGCGCTTACACCTTTGCTTGCCATACTTATCTCCTACCATCAGCGCGAACATCAATACGTGGAGCACCTAGTTGCCACTGTGTGCCTAATGTATTTGACTCAAGTCTGAACGCCATCTGACGTCCGCGAATACGCACAAATATCTGTTGGGTAAATTGTTGGACGTTGTATGTCGTAGTGCTTGCGTATGACTGCGCACTTGTCACCGCTGGGTTGTCGGAGTCACCGTAATTGGCACCGGGGTTTTGACGTGGGCGAACCTTAAAGTTGACGGAAGGCGCTGCTGAGGTGGAGCCATCAAAAGTGACGTCAGGTATAAGACGCCACACAAAACCAAAATTATGACCATCACCAATATCAAAGTCTGAAGATTGGCAGTAAGCATCAATGGCGATTGGGGTGCCAGTCTCGTTGTTATCTACACCTGTCTCTTGATATACAAGAGCGCCGTTGGTATAGGAATTGCCAGAGGTATACCCGATAGCTGACATCGGCTCGGAGCGCAATGGGCTATCTAACCAAGCAGTGCGTGGGCGTACGGTTGTGCCATTCCAAGTACCGTAGTACCAAGTACGCTCAAGGTGGTTATAGATAACATAGCGGTCAACTAATACGTTTGGAGCGCCCGCAGTTCCTGTTCCGTTCTCCCCAGTAGAAGTAGTACCTGTAATAGATACATAAGACCACCAGATTTCGTTGTAGCCTTCATTTGTACCAGAGAAGAACTGATACGCTTCCTGAACATTTATGTTGGTATAGATGTATTGGCGCAAGGCGCAGGGTAGCGTTTCTACACGACCAGAATACGTATAGAACTTATCAGCACCCATCCAATATGCGATATTGTTAGCTGTAGCTATAGCATTAGGACTAATGATAGAGATGTTGTCCGCAAGAAGCTGAGTGCTCCACACATAAGGAGCGCCAAGGTATTGGAACGAATAAATTGCTGAGTCTGTTAACACCAAAACTTCTTGTCGTGCTTGTATGGCAGTAACAATAGTTGAGCCGTGGCTTAGACGTATACCACCCGCTTGGTTGGTAATTATGGGAGTCCAAGTAGCAAGTGTGTTTTGGTCAGACCAACGAACCTGTAAGGGGTCCAGAGTAGTAGAAGCGTACACACCTGTTGGGTCGTTTGTACCAAAAGCAAAAGTAAAGCGTGAGGAGTCAGACACCAACACAAAGTTAACTATTGATGGGCAGGTAGCGTCAGGTGTAAATGAACCAGACTTTGTAGTTACCGATACACCTGCCGCGACAAGTTGTCCACGGTCATATATGTTAGGGCTCGAGTTATTAGCCCAGTAATACATAGGATTACCACGTGGATTAAACAGCAAATCTTCGCCGTAGTTAGACTGACTCCATAGGCGTAACTGAATGCCTACACCCGTAGTAGCAGGAGAGCCGTAACCCGTAGCAGTTGATGGATACTGATACACAGCATCGCCGTTTGCATGTGCCGCCGCAGTGCTGCTCGGAATTCCCGTACCCCCAGCAGCGCGAGTGATGCCGTTAAAAGTTGGAGAACCGCCACCAGTAATACTTGTGTAGGAGATACCTTCAGTACCAATCCATATCGTTCCACTTGCGGCAAAACCTGCGGTAGAAGCTACCGCTATGTTGGCTGTAGAACTAGAGTTAATACTGGCAGTAAGAGTAGTTGCATAGGAAGGCCCAAGTGAACCGCCATAGCCACCAGCACCATAACCCACACCAAAAGTAAATGTTGTGTTACCAGATGTGATCTGATAGTTTCCTACTGTAGCCGACCCACCACTACCTACGTCACTGCTGTTTGCATTAACAGAAGCAGTTATTGTGTACGTAGTAATACTAGGCACTGATTGCACTTGGTATTCTTTATTTAGAACTGTGGCAGTGATAGCCCCGCCAAGTGAAACTGCGCCACTAAAAATTACAAAGTCCCCAACTTGTACGCTATTACCTACATCAGTAACCGTAATAGTAGGAGAGCCAGTTGTAGCAGAAAAAGTTACATCGCCCGCCGCTGTAGTAGCACGGATAGGGGTCACGTCGTTGAACGCGCCGCCACTAGAGTTTTGAATGTAGTACTTGTAGTTTGTTCCTATAGATAGCAGGTTGTACCCAGTTAAGTTAATCCAATTCCACATGGACTTAGCCACGCCCCAGAACGCGCCTGTAGATACTGTGGCAGATGTAGAGGTACCACTTGCAGCAAATGTGCTTGTAGGGGCAGTTGGGTAAATCGTACCACCATCAACTTGCCAGCCACCAATCTTCTCAGGGTAGCCGGAACGGAAACGAATTTTGTCGCAGTCATACCAGCCACCCTCGTTTGAAAGGGTAGTGCCTTCGCGGTTAACGCCGGGTCTGAACTGTAGTTTCTGTAATGGCATATTACTTTGCGTGGTATTCGGCTTCTGTCAGGATGCCGGGTTTGTATTTACCTTCTGGCTTATAGATAGTCAACTCTTGCTGACGCATCTCGGGCGCAAAAGAAATGTGCATCCAACGTCCATACTCGTGAATCATCTGGTCGAACTTAATACCAGCCTTTATAACAAACTGACATAGCGCGTAAGGAGTGTGAGCAGAAGAAGAGCAGTCAATAGCCCACCCGTCCATGTGACTGGACACCTTAGAGCCACCAACAGCCACATTAACATCGGGCAAGCGTAGCCAAGAATTAACACGAAGAGCGCCTGTGACATTTCGTATTGCCTCTAGTTGTTCGGCAGCCGACTTCATATTCGCCAGTTGACGTTCATCGGGCTGGTTGTTTATGTTCATGCGTATAGCAGTTTCGCTATACGTTGCTTCCTCTAGGCTAAAGTGTTCGGATAAATTCATTTCTTAGCCTTCATATCCATTATCTTCTCCAGCGTTCTACCGCCAAAGTAAAACGACATAATTAACATGCCCCATTGTCCCAGCAATTCAACATAGTTGTTGTTTACTTCAACGTCCCAAGCCGACATCATGGCAAAAACTGTGTAAGTAATTAGTATAAATACCAAAGTCATTGGGCGTATGTTCTTGGACAGCCAAGAGTCTGAAGCCATGTCTGCTTTAAGGCGCTCGGTCAACTCATGGGACTCAGCAACATCGGCATTGAGTTTTGCCAACTCGCCATTTTGTTGCATCTCAAGCAGTTTGAGTTTGGCTTGCTCCGCCTGTGCAGGATCAGGAAAGACCTTATCTAGTATCTTCCCACCAATGTCTAAAAGTGCGCCGATAGGTATCATTTCTGTTCCTTTAGTTCTCGTTTGAGTTTACGCAACTCTTTGATTTCTTGCTTGAGCTGCGCTTTCATGTATAGGGTTTCTACGTATGCCATTGATGTAACTCCAACAATTACGCATATCGTCACCCCTATCAAAATCCACCAGACAAGTTTCGTAGTGCCCACATCATCCATCCAAAAAACATTGATATAAACACCACTGCAACCCCGCTACTTATCAACCCAATTAACTCAATCTCTTCTCGCTCTTGCTTCCACCTTGCCAGCCTAGTCCTACGAATCATCTCAGACCTAGCCCATTCCTGCTCACGTTCAATCTTGCCGTACATTACCAAGAATCTGCTGTACAAGTCTTTTAACTCTGGAGGGGCGTAGACCATTGCTTCACGGGTCTGCTCCATCAACTTCTCCAACTGCAACTCAATTAGCGCCCGCTCAATGGCTTTTTTGCTGGTGTTTTGCGCTGGGTCGTAGTTGGTCTTACTTGTCTCCTCTAGTTCAAGGTAGTAGTTGTTAATCTGTTGCTGGGTGTCAAAGAGGACTCCGATGTTGTCCCCGATGTCTTTGATGAGTTTAAGTTCAAGGTCTTCGTAGGACTGCTGCTTCTTTTGCGCCACAGACTTTGGCGCGGCTGTGTCTCGTTTTGTCGCAAGTTTGTCGTGAGGTGGCGCGAATAGTCCAACGAACCAATCAAATATGCCTTTGATAGCCTTAACATCGCTAATGACTCCCTCGACAGTTTTCTTGGCTCCTTCGAGTTCCATGCGTCCATCGTGGAGCATGTTGCACCCTGCTTTGATAAAGCCAACGGCGGTTTGGGCCGCCATGAGAAGAGTGAAAGGGTCCACATCAGAATGTCCTTGGCCCGTTAATCCAGCACACAGCCGAATAGCGTTTGCCAGAGGTTACGGGGGTAACTTGATGGCGTACAAAAGAAGGGAACGCAAGAACAGTCCCACGTTTCATTTCTATAGTCTCGCCTCCAATAAATTGAAACTCACCGCCTTCAAACTCGGAGGGGTCAGAAAGCAGTGCAACTATGCTTACCTTACGAACTATAGGCGAGGTATCAAACGGTGCCCAATCCTCATGCCACCCGTAAAACCCATCTTTATCGTAAGCAGTTAACTGTACTTGTTCTGGTCGCCCAAGTTGGTAGTCCCAACCAGCTTCTTGGCTTGCGTACAACCCATAATTATACAAAATACCTTCAATCCAATGACTAAATGGAGCCCAGCAAACAGAAGAATTTCGTATTTTTGTGTCTACCTCCGCATTATCATTTACAACTTCCGCTTTTTTCTCTTGGATTGTGGCTCTTTCTTTTAAAAGTAGGTCACATAATTCAGAAGACAGTCCATTTTCCCATCTCCAAAAGGCGGATAAGGTACTAAGTTTTGCTGCATCATTTACCATTTGGTTCTCCTGTTTTTATTTTTCCTGATTCCCAATCTTCTACTGGTACGTGTGCGCCAAACATCCAAAGCACGCGAGAGGTCTTACCACTAACAGTAGATACAGAGTGTGGGATTTCCGAAACAAGGTAGCAGTGCAACTCACCCATTTCTATATCAACACGCTGCCCATCAAGATAAAGCTCGCCACCAGAATCCGCTTTACGGGTCATAACATTACAACGCAGTGTTGCAAAACCACCATAAGACCGTGGGTCTTGATGAGTATAAACATCACCTCCAGGAAATGTACAGGAAACAACTACACCATCTCTACCATGTCCTTCAATTAAATCGTAAGAATTTACACCACAAAAAGAACGAATACGATTAGATATATCCAAAACAACTTGGGGGTATTCATATCTGTTGCTATATAACCGAGAGGTTACTCGCTTTGTATATCCAATACCCTCTGTAGAAATACTAACATCCAACCATTTTTTTTCAACGCCTTCATCTACCCACGCATTTAACGCGGAACATTCTTTGGGCGACAAAAAGTTTTTATGGCGCTCAATACGCATTAGTCCCAATCCCTAGTCAGAGGTTCGAAAGGTGGGGTAACGCCGTCTGGTATAGACGCGGGGTCAAGAATATCGCCACTACCGTCTTCGTTACGCAAAGCGTGGATACAGTGGGCAATAGTGTCGTCTTCTAATGCGGTTAACTCATGCACAACATCAGCTTTGATATAGATATGTGCTGGTGCAGTAAAGTCGGTATCTTTACCTAAAGCGTTTATACGCAACTTGCCCTTACTTAGAAGAGTCAGATGATCATGGCAATGTGCATGCCCGTATTCTTTGTCGCCTGCTTTACGAAACAACATTTGCTTTATAAAGACATTTTTTACGCACGAAATGTATGGGATTACGTCTGACATTTTTATCCTATAAAAGTTGTTTCTGGAAATGGCACTATCGCAGGAGACCACTTACTAAAACGGTAATTCCAATAATAGTAAACTCCATCAGTCGGATAAGGTATAGGCGGAATCCAGTTACATGTTGGCTCATCCCAAACAAAATTGTCCACTGGTTTAGGGTCAGCAAACCCACCATACTCACCACATTCAGGGTGGAAAGTACCGCCAATATCAGCATATCTAAATCTAAAATTATTGTTGTAGGACGTTTGTTTCCATGTAGCTGCGGGTAGAAAGCTGTTTAAAAACGTTATACCCACAGCTTCGCTTTGCGGAAACGGTAAATTTTGAATATCGTCATTATTAACAACATGTACTTCTAAAACAACATTGTTTTCATCTAGTTTTGCAAAGTGTGCCATTGATTTCTCCATTAAACAGTAAACACGCCATCACCAGTAAACGTGTTGTAGTAGTACGTACCATCATTTGAAACCGACCCACCAGATTTAGCTCCTGCGCCTATGGGGTATCTAATAATCACAACACCACCTCCGCCACTACCTCCAGCTATAGGTTGGTTAATATTGGGAATGCCGCCGCCGCCACCTCCATAACCACCAGTACCTGGTGTACCATTGTTGACACCATTTGCACTTGGTCCGCCACCACCTGCACCACCAGCTGCATTAGGCCTATTGTATGTGCCTGCGCCAGCACCACCACCAGCTCGGGTAGTGCCTGTTACGCCATCATTAGCACCGCTGCCGCCGGGACTTCCATCAGAACCACCATTTCCTGCGCCTGGAGCACCTGCACCGCCACCGCCACCGCCAGAACTGCCAGATTTTCCTCCATAACCAGTACCACCAGGATTACCTTGACCTCCAGTGCCGGAGCCGGCAGGTGCAACACCGTCCCAACTGCCACCGCCGCCGCCAGAGCCACCAGAAAGTCCAGGTTGCGAACCTGGGCCTTGACAGTCGCCACCGCCACCGCCACCTGTTGTAGATATGCCGTTAAAAGATGAACCGCTTCCAGGCCCACCACGTTGAGCACGGCGTCCGGCACCGCCACCACCAACTGTTACAGGATATGAACCCGCAGTAAGAGAAGCTGTGGATGTTCTCAAGCCGCCTGCACCGCCGCCGCCAGTATTTGCAGCGCCTCCTCCACCTGCAACAACAACAAAAGTTATAGATAAGGCGTTTGACTTCCCGTAGAAATTTGACAGCGCAATCGTGCCTGACGGAACACCCGCCAAAGTTCTATACGAAGACTGGTTAATGTTCGCGGTTGTAGTACCGGGAGTGTTAAGTTCTACGTTAATTGCATTGAAGGATATTGGACCGGATGCTGGTAATGTCATATCAACCTCTTATGGTGTGCCATACGCAGTAATATTAGCAAGGGTAATTAAGTTACCCGACGAATCTAATGACGCTACATTTGTACCGTTGTAGTTGAAATACAGTTTTGTCCCGCTTGGGGTTACGTTCCAACCACCTGAATTGGTGATGTTCGTTGCGTTTGTGGCGTTTGTTGCATTTGTGGCGTTTGTTACGGTAGTTGAGCCTATAACAGCAACAACTTGTGCCCCTGTTGCCGCAGTGAAATTACTTGTCCCGTTGCCGTAGGCCAAACCAGTAAGAGTAGTTACCCCCGACCCTCCGTTATCCACAGTTAAGGGTGTGCTTAAAGCCAAACTACCTAAATAGTTAACCGCGCCAATAACGTCAGTGCCGTTACACACCATCAAATACTTTGCTCCCGCTGGTACAGATAGCCCTGTCTGACCACTAACTAAAACTCGGACTGCACCGGCAGTATTGTTGTATATGAAATAGAGTTTTTTGTTGGCTGGGACAACCAACTGCGTGTTAGTGCCGCCTGTACCAGTCAACTCAATAAACATGTTGCGGGCTGTAGCAGAAGCCCCCTGAGACATGGTTAGCGTGGTAGTTGCGCCAGTAGAAACCGCTTGGGTCACGTACCCGGAAATAGCCTGCTCTAGTAACGTGCCAATGTTGAGGTTGTTGGTTGCGCCCCAGTTACCGGCTTGGTCACCAGTGCCGATAAGCTCTAAGGCTAAATTGGTTGAGTATGTTGCTGACATGTTGTGCCTTTACTGCGAAGTTTCTATGATCGTCCAAGTAACCGATTGAGTGGTTGGTATTTTTATCCATCCAACATCTGTTTGAATACTTGCCATATTGACATTTTCCGCGATAGTTGCTGGATGATTAGCCGTACTGAAAGTTGAGTCTGCCATAGTTATAGCTTCTGCTATGGAATCGGTGAATACACGGATGATAGTTAATGCGTCGGCTGGACTAAAGTTCTCTGTAACGTCGAAAAAGAACGCGCTGTAAATCTCTTGTGCCGATGCCAACGTTGTATCTTCAGTTCTGGACACAGCAAATTGTGCAGCTATTGTCGGTCCGTCGGCTTGCGTTACACCATCTGAGAAGGTTTGTAAAAACGCAGACTGCTGAGTGCTGGAATCGTCAAAAGTAAAACTCTCAACCACACCAGCAAAAAAGTTACCACCTACATCGTTTTCAACTTCGTCTACAACTGTATTTTCAGTTATTGTCTGTAAGAACGCGCTTAATTGCGTGCTGGAATCCGCCGCACCAATATCTTCTACTACAGCAAACGAAAAGCTATTACCCGCTAACGCAGCGAATGGGGTTGCGGCATAGGCAGGTATTCCAAACACGGTTACCCTTTCAGCTTGGCTTCAAGCTCGATGATTCGGTCTTCTAAAGCCTTAACAGATTCAAGTAACAACGGCACCAAACGCTCGTATCGAACAGTGAGGTATTTGTCGTCAATAGGGGCTGGAGCCACGGCTTCTGGCTGTACAGCTTGTACAGACTGAGCACTCAAGCCAACCTCAATCACACTTGCGTCATAGCCCAACTCAACCGCAGTCTCATTGGCATGGTAGAGCATTGTCTCAATCTGACGCACTTTACCTAACGGATCAGTAATGTCACCAACCTTAGTTTTCAAACGAATGTCAGAGTAGTAGGCAGTAATGTTGTTGGTCGCACGGATTTCACCAGCCGTACCCGAACCAGCCGTACCAACACCAAGCGAATTAAACTGGACGTTAGAACCTGTAGCAACAGCCTGACCAATACTGATAGTTACCGCGCCGGTAGCGCCTGATACAGTAACACCTGTACCAGCTACGTTGGATGTAACGCCTGTGTTGTTAATACTTAAAGTACCAGAACCTGTTGTAGTGCTAATACCAGTACCAGCACCAAGAGAAGCTACTGAGTAGTTTGTCCCGTTACCAATTAAAAGTTGTCCGTTGGTTGGGGTTGTAGTTGTACCAGTGCCGCCAGCCGCCACAGGCAAAGTACCAGCCACAAGAGCAGAAGCGGAAGTGGAATACAGGGCATTGTTAGCCGCAGCGAATGTTGTCAGCCCCGTGCCACCGTAGCCTGTTGCGATTGTTGTACCGTTCCAAACTGCATCGGAAATAGCAGCGTTATTAAAAGTTGCGGTAGAGTTATTAAAATTGTACGAGCCGGGCAGGAAAGAATAGATACCAAACGTACCCGCAGAAGTTGAAATGTTTGTTGCGCCCAACTGGACAGCGCCACCAGAAGGAATGGTGTCAACCGTTGCGCTAGCGTTGTTTGTAATTGTTAAAACACCAGACGAATTATTTACAAATAGGAAACTTTGTCCAAGCTGCAATGTTGTAGCGTCGGGCATTTGAAAGGTGTGGGTAGTAGACCCTACCAATATTTGGTTTCTTGCTGAGGCTACGGTTAGGACTGTTGTGCCGCCCGAAGCTGTTGTTGCAGCAAATCCCGCTACGTAGTTGTTAAAAACAATATTTTGGTTTGCATCGCGCAATACTACAGAACTTGCGCCAGTAGATGCGGTTACACCCGTGCCACCATAAGCAACAGGGATAGTAGAACCGTTCCAAGTGCCAGATGTAATCGTACCCAACGCACTGACGTTACCAGACGCGTCTTCGTATACCGCTCTTGATGAGGGGTAAGTACAGAAAACATTAACGGTGCCACTAAAAGTAACCGCGCTTCCAGAGTTACTAGAAGCGTAGACAGTTGTGCGCGTAAGCGTAGGCCCCGTAGATGAATACGTGCCTAGTCCTGATTCCCAATTACCAACAGCGTCGGTAGCGGCATAGTACGTCGTATTGGTATTGCCAATAGCCGTAAAGTCCTGATACCCCGCTACGGTGCCAGATAGGGTAAAGCTAACTGTGGTGTTAGCCGTACCCGCTTGTTGAACGCGGTCTGCGAGAACGAGAGCCATTTAAGACTCCTTAAGAAGTTGCAGTAGTCGAATAAGTAACGCTTACAGTATCACCAGATGTAACAGTCTTGGCAGTGCTGAAGTTGCCTTCTGAGTACAAAGTACCCGCAGTGCTAGAGATTGTGCTGACTGCGCCTGTACCTGTCACCAAGAAACATCCATACACAGTAGCAGAGCCTGTCATTGTGTAGGTAATTGCTGTGGCTGTAGAAGTTGTTATGTTTGATGGTGTTGTACCAGATGAACTGGAAGCTGCAAATACAGCAGTACCACGAACAGCAGAACCGCCCACAGTGTAAGTAGTCAACTCAGTCCATGTCTTAGAAGACATAGTGTCTGCGGCTGCAAATGTGGTGCTGTTGTTGATCAAACCTAAGAACGGGCCAACAGTTGTGTAATTACCAGAAGTACGTAGCAAGGTATCAAGCATCAACTGCTTACCAACAGCAACGACCAAGTTAGGAAACTCTTCGTTCCACTTGAGGTTACCCTGTGCATCACGGCACTCTACGTGGTAGTAGCCATCAATACCCATACCCTCTGGGATAACAGCGTTTGCTTGCATGGTGATTTCAGCATGGTCGCCAAAGTTAGAAAGTTCTTTTTGCATGATTGCTCCTATTAAGAGATGCGGATGATTGCAGACGTGTTAGTGACTGCTGGGAATTGTACGGTGAATGTGTTAACACTCGTTTTATCTGAACCAAAGTCGAGCACGCAGACTGCGGGGTTCGTTGTGCCGTTAGACAGATAGATCAATGCGCCTCTTGCGGTAATTGAGCCTGTCCATGCGGCGTTTGTAAAAGATAGATAGGCTGTAGCCATACCCGTTTGGTTACCGATTGTTGGAACTTGAGAGACTGCCAATACCTGACCGCCTGCTGCATAGTTACCACCAGACGCCTCACCTATGCTTGTGTAGGCTGTTGTAGTGGCGTCTAGGGTAGCCGCGTTGGTATACAACGCAATCTTGTAGACCTGTGTTGTGCCAGTACCAAAATCAAACGTGCCGTCAAGCAAGCCAACTAAGAACGTATTGGTAGTGAAATTACCCGTGAACGCCATTATCTAATTCCAGTATTTTGTGGAAGAGGGGCTTCACGGTACTGACCAGAGCGATAAGCATCGCTACGCTCCAGACCATCACCAAGACGTTTAGCCAAGCCAAGTGCTTCTTTGTACTTGAGTTCGTAGAACGCCATAATGTCTTGCTCACCCTTCATGTAGGTGTAAGCCTCAACCAGTGAGCCATATAGCAAGACAGTATCAAAGTTGTCCCCCAACCAAGTGCGCCCATCAGCAGCAACTGTGATTGATTCGGGATAGTAGTAATAGTGCAGTTCTACTGCGTAAGCAATATCTGGAGTTGGACCAACAATAAACGACAACTCATCAGTGATTACAGCGTTTGTGACGTTAGGGCCAAACAGCGCGTAATACTTAGGAATACCAACATCTGTTGTCGGGTTTGGATATGCCTGACGGATGAAGTTTACATCTTTGTTTAACAGATACTCATATGCACCGGTAGAGTCAATGACTGCCAAAGAGTAAGTTGACAAGAAATCGTCTGGGCAAGACAAATATTTGTTAGCGGCAGACACTGCTCCGGTTACGTTTTTACGCAACGATGGAAACTGAACCGTGTTATAGATACGCTGTTCAGCCTGAGTAATAAAGCGATTGAGTTGGGTCGTTGAAGACACAACTGTGCTATCCGCCAACGTAGTGGCAGGAAACGTATTTTCTGTATACGTTTGAATCGCTGTTATTAACTCCGCGTAGGTCATGCCATCGGGCCTCTACACATAACACCTTTAGTAGCCGCGCCAGCACCGCGCATTTTGATGCCGGTAGTTTTGACGTTAGTGTTTGCTGGGTCGCCACCGCTTACGCGACGAGCGGGCATGCCGCCGGGGGTGGACTCAATCGCGCTCATTTGGTTGGGGTCGGTCTTGTAACCGATGTCTGCGCCTGTAGCTTTACCAGACATATCGTGTGGCTTCGCATAGACGCTGGCGTCGCCAACTTCTTTGCCCATAATTTTTTTACTGAAGGTAGCCATTATTTGCCCCTTTGGTTTGCAACACGAGCCATGTTACGACCCATAGACTTCATCATCTCGCCAGTCACGCCGCCCTTTTTGAGCTTAGTCATGGGCTTGCCGGGATGCAGTTTCTTCTCGTGCTTGTGCACGGCACCTGCGATC